CCTGTTTCTCCATGGCCCGCTCCACGCGCTGCTTCTGCCGCTTCTCCCACTCCGCCATTACGGCGCCCCCATGTTCTGGACCAGGCTCAACAGCGATTCATCGAGCCCGCCAGGCGGCTGGCCGTTCGTGCCGGGACCGGCTTGCGCGCCTTGCGCCCGCTGGGTCATCTGTCGCAACCGCTGCTCGTACTTCTCCCCCGTCACCACAAGCGTCGCGTCATCCTGCCCGAGAATCCGCCAGAGCTTTTGCGCGAGCACCGGCATTTCAACCGCAGCGGCCAATTCCGGCGATTGCGAGGCAATCTGCACCCCGAGCAACAAGTTCTCCTTTTCCATGTTTCGCAACATGGAGTTATCCCCGCCGGTAAACTGCGCGTAGTATTCACCGAGGAGCGCTTCATCGGGCAGTTCCCCGCTCCCCCACTTGAATTGTTGGAGCGTATGCACCACGAAGTTCATCACGTGTTCCAGTGGGCCATTGGCTAACTGGCGCAAGGTATCTTGCGTGCGCGTGCTCCCGCCCGACCGGATCATGTTGGCTTCAAAGGCCGTGCGCCGTCCGCCAGGGGCTTGGCCCTGGTCAAAGCGGTTGATCCCGGTAGACCGCTCGCCGCGCCCACGGAGCTGCTCGATTTCGGTATAGGGCAGAGCAAAGTTCGTCGTGGGTTGGAGCGGCTTGATGTTGTTGATATTGCCAACTGCAATGGCTCCCATGGGAGAGAGAAAGAGCCGGTCCGGGTCGATGATCCCGTCATCGACATACGCAAACGCCCCATTGATCGCCAGGTTCAACACGTCGGCTTTCTGGCACTGAAAGGTATTGATCAATTGCTGAATGCCGCGCACCGGCTCCAACGCGCCTTTGGCGTAGCCTGTATTCCACAGCGGATCGTACCCACCCCAACCAATCGGACGGCCCGCCCAGAAGGGGTTCGCTTCGGCCAGACACAAGACCGCACGATTCCCCACCACCACCCGCACGTCCTCGTAGAGTGCCCCGTCCACCCAGAGGTCGCCATAGAACCAGAGCAGTTCGGTCGTGCCCTCGTCCTCATCGCCGGCCTTCTTGTTCACCTGCGGATTCAGCCCGAATAACCGCTCACGCACGCGCTTGTGCGCGTCCGAGGCTTGCTCGGGAGCCTGCCCGCTCGTTTCCAACAGGTCCAAGTTCTTGAGTGCGGGCTTGATCGTGCCAAGCTGATCCGTCTTGATCTTCATGCGGCGAATCAACGGTGACTCATCCACCGAGACCGCTTCAGGATCAAACGCCACATCGTAGGCATCCAAGGTGCCGAAGCTCACGCCTTCCCAGACCGTGGACCCCTTGGCCCGCACCTGCACCTTGCGCTCGCTGGTCACAGGATTGATGACTTGCACCCGGCGCGTATAAGCCGCGTTCAACTTGCCGTAGGTGAGGATATAGGGGGAATTCCCAATCACCGCCATCTGCTTGAGCCAGGGCAAGACCCGCTCGACAAACTTGGATTTGGTCATCGCGACCTTGACGTAGTTCGTCATGGTGACGATGTGTCGGTTGGCCAACTCGTCCAAGGCATCAAGCGTGAAGTAGTCGTCGTTGATCGGAAATAAGTAGTTTCGCAGTTGCGAGGCCAGGGTATCGGCGGTTTCTTGGCTGAAGTTGTCCGCGACCTTGCACCGCCAGGGGAACGCATCGAACTGCGATTCATCCACATGCACGGCATAATTTTGGACGCACTCATCCCAGACCTTCTCTTTATCCCGCCGCGCATCGGTCCAGGCTTCCCAGAGCCCCACCACGGCTTGGACAATCTGTTCGGGATCGGCGTCTTGGATGTTCGCCATTAGCGTGTCAAGAGGTAATAGCCGGTTTGATCGAACACGGCTTTGGGTTTGTAACTGGAGACGGCGCGCCGAAAGCGGCCCGCCAGTCCGACGTTGAAATACTCACACACGTATTCGCCGCAATCGACGGCGTGATCGTCGCCCTTCGTGTCGTTCATCGCGCCTTCTTTCCGCATCCCTTCACGCCACGTCAAAAACTGTAATTCCCGTTCGTAGTTCGGACAGGCCCCCTCGAAGAGAAACACCTTGGGGTAGTCGCCGGGCGGCAAGCCCGCTTCCCGGATGTGATAGGGGTGTTGGTTCGCCCGCACGGTATAGGCGGACAAGGCGGCATCCCGGCGCGACTTCCGGTCCTCTGAGCGACAGGGCACGGTCTTGAACCCCGCCTTGTTGGCCGAGATAATCAACTGCGTCCCTAAGCCGTGATGGTCCGCGATCCGCACCGGACGGCCCGCGATGCCCAACCGCTCCTCTTCCCGCAACATCGCCCGGGCGTGATCCTCCGTCGAAAACTCGGAGTCCGCAACGTAGTATTCGCCCATCCAGTACAGTTCTCCGGTTGGAGAGATGGCACCCCAGAGACAGGCGGTCGGATCGCGAGTGCCCCAGTCCGTCCCGGCGACAATCTTCCACGAGGCGGGAATCGGGAACGGCTTGACCACATGCACGTCGCGGCGGAACAGCTTGTAGACGCGGCCTGCGTAGAACCGCCATTCCCCCCCGTACTGTTCGTAAAAGGCGTCCTCCGACAAATCCCGCCTGGCCGCTTCGACTTCCCCGGGCGGATAGTGCGCACATTCCCAGGCCGCTTGCGTGTAGACCTTCCAGTCCTGTAAGCCCTGCGCCTGCATCTCCAACTGATAGAGCCATTCGCCGGCTGAATCCGGAGTGCTCCCGAAGGAGGCAAAGCCCTCCCGCGTGCTCAAGGTCGGACGCACGTACCGCTCCCAGACCGCCCGCGAGAGTTGCGCGGCCTCGCACAGCATCACCGAATCGCAGGCTTCCCCGACGAGCGAATACATATTCGTCGCCGACTTCCCGATGATCTTCGCCCCCCAAGAGGTCTCGATGAGCAGATCCCCGTTCTCCGGCACATGCCGATAGCGCGGCACCATCTCCTTGAACGGCATGCCCTGTTTCGTGGCGAACCGCCTGAAGAAATCCAGCACATAGCGGAATTCCTTTTCCGCCAGGTCGTAGGTCGGCCCGATAATCCAGTGCATGGACTTCGGAGCCAGATACATGGGGAAGTGCCGCTTGCTGATCGTGTAGGACTTCCCCACGCGCCGCGCCGCCCGGAAGATGAGATTCCGGCACGGATCGCTCACGATCTGGTCTTGCAAGTCGTTCGACTCCAACTCCAGATCGCGACAGACCTTCAGCCGCATGTCCGGCGGCATGTACCAGGCTTTTGGCGTCCCGACCCATGCCATTAGTCAGCCAAGAGGTTTTGGAATCGCTCAGAATGCGGATGACACCGCGCCGGCCCGCTCGGCTTCGGCACAAAATGTTTCCCGCCCGAGACCTTGCGGTTCAGACTCGGCTGCTTGCCGACCTTTGGGCTAAAGCTCTGGCCCTTCATCTGCTTCGGCATCGTGTCCTCCTTTCAGGACAGCCCCATGGCTTTCTTCGCCTTCTGCAACATGGACTCCGTGGGCGCGGGCGGTCCCTGCAGCTCCAGCACCTCCGGCTGCTGCGCGGCATACGGACAGGTCCGCGCCACTTTGGTGCAGGTGTCCGTCATCACCCGGCAGTCTTTGAGAAACAGGGACAAGTCCGCGACCGGACGCTCCGGCAGATGGATCGTATGGCCGCAGTCCGTACAGCGCATCGTGGCTGAACACGTATGAATGGCCCGCATACCGCCTCCTTACTTCTTCTTTTTCTTGCTGTAGCCCTTGCCGTTCCGTGGCATCGCACCCTCCCTAGCCGGCCCGTCCAAATCCGACCATGCGGTTCAGACTCGGCTGCTTGCCGACCTTTGGGCTAAAGCTCCGACCCTTCGCTTGCTTAGGCATCGCGCCCTCCTTTCAGAAATTTCATAGCCTTCCCGATCAAGGATTCAGGCGGCCCCTCAATCCGCTTGTTGGCATAGGGGCATGTGGCGGGCACTTTGGTACAGGTATCCGCAACGGCCCGCGCATGCCCGAGAAAGGTTTGCAGGTCGATCAAGTTGCCCTC